TATTAAATTAAAATAAATTTATGAAAACATGAGGTAAATAAAAATGGCTGATATACCTGCCGTATCATTGGGTGGAACAACATTCTATGATGATGTTTTTAATGAACTTAATAAAGATAGAGTAATTCTTTTAAATGATGATATTAATGCAGACATAATTGAAAAAGCAGTAATTCAGATAATCAAATGGAACAAAGAAGACCAGAACATTGAAGTAGATAAACGCAAGCCAATAAGAATCTACATAAGTTCTTGTGGGGGTGAAGTCTTTGTAGGAATGACATTAATTGATACCATTAGAAACAGTAAAACAAAAATTAAAGGTTTTGTGCTTGATTGTGCTTATTCAATGGCTGGTATAATTTTTGCAGTATGTCATGAAAGATATATGTTAGAGTCCTCTTCCCTATTGATTCATGATGGAAATATGATTATAGCTGGTACTGCAAATAAGGCTAAAGACATGCAAAAATTCTATAATAAAGTAGATGAAAAGATAAAGAGTTTCATTATTGAACATAGTAAAATTACAGTTGAAGAATATGATGCAAACGCAGATAGAGAATTATATATGTTTGCTGACGAATGTAAAGAAAAAGGATTGTGTGACAAGATTATAGGAATTGACTGTGGTTTTGAAGAAATTTATTAGATAAAAAGTGAATTTTATTGATATAACCGAAGCCCACTATTTTTATAGTGGGTTTTATTATGTCTATAAATAGTTTTATTTTTGGGTTAAAGGAGATGAATTTTGTGGCTAAAACTGCCGATATTATACACATTTGTACTTATTGTGGTAAGACAGCCACAAAAGCTACTATACAACGAGATTTTTATAAATCGTATTCACCTTATCATAATAAAGAAAATGGAGTAACTCATTTATGTAAAGAATGTATTAAATTATTTAGTCTTGAGGGATTAAAATTAAATATTAATAAATTAAAAGATGTGCTGCGTTTTATTGATAAGCCATTTATAAAAGCTTGTTTAGACGGAGCTATTGAAGAAGTTGTAAAAGATTTTCAAAAAAATAATGAAGTTATTAATAGAGAAGAAGCTATTAATAAATATGGGGAACGAGTATGTGCTTTATATATGAAAAATGTAGTTATGAGGCAATACCAAGGTTTAACATGGATTAACAGTGATGCAGATGAAGTATTCGGTGAAGTAGAAGGTATAGACGAAATTATTAATGATGAAGATTTGATTCTTTTTTGGGGAAAAGGTTTTGATATTGATGATTATATATTTTTAGAATCAGAATTATCAAATTGGAAGAAAACTCATAAATGTGATAATCAAGCAGAAATTACTCTTTTAAAAGAAATTTGTATTAAGGTTCTTGAGATTAGAAAAGCAAGAGAACAAAAGAACTCTGTTGGCAATTTACAAAAAGAATTACAAGATTTAATGAAAACTTGTAGTGTTGATCCGAGCAAGGCAAATCAAGCAAGTGCGGGGAAATCACACGATGCTTTTGGACTTTGGGTAAAGGAAATAGAACAATTTAGACCTGCCGAGTGGTATGAACAGCAAGAAAAGTATAAAGATATGGATGGTTTTATCCCTTATATAAAAAATTATATTGTTAGACCCATAGAAAATTTCTTTACGGGATTAAGAAATTTTGTAGTTGATGACAATATTGACGCTGATTTGGATAGTGTTGAAATTGAAACTGAAAATGATAGTGAAGGTGATTCTAATGGGATCATATAAGCGGTATGAAAATAATTTCAGTAAATATGCAGGAAATTCAAATCAGTTTAAAGCTCCAAAATCGATGATAAAAGAAAAAGAACATAGTGAACAATGGAAAGAGAATATTATTGATTGGGTTACATTTTATCGTAGAAATATACATAGATTTATCCAACATTATTTTAAAGTAGATTTATATTGGTATCAAGTAATATGGATTTATTTTATGAGTATTTGTGAAAACTTTGTAACAATTGCAAGTAGGGCTTCAGCTAAGTCATGGTTAATTGCTTTATTAGCTTATGCAAGAGGAACTCTATACCCAAATAGTGAAATTGTAATTGTAGCAAATTCTATGAAACAAGCAGCTATTATATTTGGAAAGATGGCGAGGTTAAAAGATGATCATCCAAATATAGCAAGAGAAATAATGAAGTTTTCAGATACACAAAATAATTGCATTTGCGTTTTACATAATGGTACGACAATTAAAGTTGTAGCTTGTCAAGAGTCTGGAAGAGGCGAGAGATCGACTTTCACAATTGGGGAAGAATTCCGTATAATGGATAAAAAAAAGTTTGATAGCATTGTAAAACCTTTTGCTTATGCCAGACAAACTCCTTATTTAAAAAATCCAAAATATTCAAATATTCCATGTTTAGTAGAAGAGCCAAGACAAATCCTTATATCTTCAGCATATCATAAAGGATTGTGGTGGTATAAAGAAACAATAGATACAATTAAAATGATGCTTAATGACAAGGATGCTGGTTTTATTGCTTTTGATTATCTTATCGCAATCAAACATAATATTAAAACTAAAAAAGCAATCGCAAAAGACCGATCAACAATGGACGAAATAACATTCCTTGAAGAATATGAAAATATTCCTTGGGGTGAAAATAGTAATGCTTATTTTAAATTGGATATGTTTAAAAAAAATAGAAATTTAAAGAAAGCTTTTTATCCATTAAGAAATGATAATTTAGATAAAAAGAAAAACCCATTAGACATTAAAAGAGTTGATGGCGAGATTAGACTTGTATCTGTTGATATTGCTACAAGAAAAGGAAATGCAAATGATAATACAATTATATCATGTATTCGTTTAATTCCTACTGCAAAAGGATATTTAAGAGAGTTCGTTTATATTGAAAGTCATCAAGGGGAACATACAGGGAAACAAGCTTTGCGAATTAAACAAATTTATCATGATTTTGAAGCAGATTATATAGTATTAGACTTACAGCAAGCGGGGATAAAAAGTTGTCCTCTCTATAAGAAATTATGGAGTTACAAATTGCGGAATTAAGCGGGAAAGCTGAAATGCCAACCCGAACCGAAGATTATAATTTAAAAGGTATAATCAGGGGCAGAGCATAGGTGATGAGGAAACAATAATTCACCCAAGAGTCCGCAACATCTAAATTTGAATAAATTCTATAACATCTTCTTTTTTAAGGAGGTGTTTTTATTTGCTGATTTCAGAAAAAGTAGAAACTAAATGGAATAGTAGGACTAAAAAGCATTATGAAGAAAAAGGTTATCTTTATACAACAATGGGCGATACGATAGTGGTTAATGTATTTGATTTAAAAGACAACAGTATGGTTTATGTAGATGTTCAATGTGATTATTGTAATAAAATTTATCAAGTAATGTGGTTACATAGAACAAAGTTTATTAAAGATAACCCGAATCATAAGGATTGTTGTCTAATTTGTACGCCCAAAAAAGCAAAAGAAACTATTTTAGAAAAGTATGATGTTGACAATATAATGTATCTTGATGAATTCAAGGATAAAATCAAGCAAACCAATTTGAATAGGTATGGTGTAGAAAATGTATTTCAAAGTGAAGAAATAAAAGATAAAATTAAACAAGTTAATTTAGAGCAGTATGGAGTGGAAAGCTATACACAAACTCAAGAGTGTAAGGATAAAAAAATATTAACTTGTTTAAAGAGATATAAGACAACTCATCCGATGAAAACAGATAAATATAGACTAATGTTTGCTAGAGAAAAAAGTCCTGTTTGGAAAGGCGGCATAAGAACTAAAAGGACTGAAAGACTAACATTAGAATATAGGGAATGGCGAAGAAAAATATTTAAACAAGATAATTACACTTGTTGTAAATGCCATGAAAATTCAAATAGGTTAGAAGCACATCATATTTTATCTTGGAAAGAAAATAATGAATTAAGATATGATATTAGCAATGGAATTACACTATGTAAAGATTGTCATAGAAAATTTCATAGCAAATATGGTAAGACAACAGCAAATAGAGAAGATTTATTAGAATTTATTCAAACATGATGAAAATATATGCCGAACTTATGGGAATAAAAACCATAAGAACATAAGGATAAAAAGCCTTATGGATAACAAATTGAAGCGTTTTTGAACAATTGGCAGTTGTCACTAAAGACGATGAACGTGGCGTTGAATATGATGCATTAACAGTATTTGAGCATAAGTCTTTAGATAAATCTTTAATAGACGAATTAAAAGAAAAAACATTAGGGTTAAAAGCAAAACCAGTTATCTATCCAATTATGGCTTCAGCAAAATTAAATAGTGAAATAGCTGTAGATTTTAGAGATAAACTTCAGCGAGGTAAAATTAGTTTTCTGATTGATGATAACGATGCTGATGGGTATTTAACAAAAACCAATAAGGAATATGCAAATATAAATAATGTAGATTTGCGTTCATGGTATATTATGCCGTATATTGAAACTGGATTATTGATTAACGAATCAATAATGCTTGAATTTTCAGTTGTTAGTGGGAATATTAAACTTGAAACTGTTGGTTCTGCTAGAAAAGATAGGTACACAAGTTGCAGCTATGGAAACTATGTTGCTTCGCTTTTAGAAAAAGATTTTATTAAACCTAAAGATGAAGAAATAGACATCAACAAACTTTTCCAATTCCGCAAACCAAAAATTCGCAAATTGTAAACAAATATTAAAAATTAAATTAATTTTAAATAGAAAGGTAGGTGATCTTATTGCCAAAAACATCTAAAACAAAAACAGTTAAAACAGAAGTTCAGCAACCTCAATCAGAAATAATTCTTCAAAAACCTTTAGATAGAGATGATATTGTATTTCAAAAATTATTGCAAAACTTTAGTAAATTAGCCAAATATATATATAAAGATCTGAATAATAATAAAGATTCATTATATACATTTTCAAAAAGTTTTAAAAAGGATGATGTTTTAAAATGGATATCATCACCTGCTAGATATGAAAAACAACTTCGTAATCTTTCAAGGTTTTTATATAATTCAAGTAGTCATTACAAAAGGCTATTAAAATATTTTGCATACATGCCAACTTTTGATTATGTAATTGAATTAAAAGGGATGTCTGATTTTTCTGCATTAAAACCTGATGTTGTGGAAAAAAAATATCTTGAAACTTGTAATTTTCTTGAAAATATGAATATTAAACAAGAATTTCAAAAAGTAAATATTCGTGCATGGATTGATGATGTAGCTTATTTTTATGAATACAAAACTAATGTATCATATTTTTTAAATGAATTAGATCCTGATTATTGCCAAATTAACGCAATTGAAGATGGTTGCTATAATTTCAGTTTTGATTTTTCATATTTTAATAAATATCCTGAAAAATTAGAAACTTTCGGGGGAGAATTTGTTGAAAAATATAATTTATATAAAACTGATACAAAGAATTTTAAATGGCAGGAACTTGATTCAAAACACACTTTATGTATTAAAATATGTGAAACAGATTATCCTATTCCCCCTATGGTGTGTTTGTTTCCTTGTCTTTATGATTTAGAAGACATAAAAATGCTACAAAAATCAAGGATTGAATTAGAAAATTATCTTATTCTTGTTGCTAAGATACCTTATTTAAATAATAAGGATACGGCAAATAATTTTGCATTGACGTTGGACAAGGCTTTAGAATATTTTCAAATGATGTCTGGAGAGCTTCCAGACCAAATTGGTTCAATTCTTTCCCCGTTTGAAGAAATATCAAGTGTGAAATTAGAAAGGCAAGATAGAGAGAGAGATAATGTGACATCGGCAGAAGCACAATTATTTAGTGAAGCAGGTGTAAGTCAATTATTATTCTCTAATAATTCAGCAGCAGGAGCAGCATTATCAGCCGGAATAAGAACTGATGAAGATGTAGCTTTTGCTATTGTTCGTCAATATGAAAGATGGTTAAATAGAAAACTTAAAGATTTTTGTAAGATTATTTATTTTAAAATTGAAATCTTAAATATTTCTGAACACAATCGTAAAGATGTAATTGCTTATTTAAAGGAATCTGCTACTTTAGGTGC